CGCTCCTGAATGAAATTGTGAGTCACCGTAACGACAGAATCGCAACGCTACCTCAAACTCCACCCCGGAACTTTTATAAAGCAACTACAACACAAACCAGTGGAAGCGAGTTCACCGCATGGACGGAATCCACACGCCACCCCGCTACAAAAATGAGTTCACCGTATGGACAGAATCCACACGCCACCCCACTACACTGGCCAGTAGAATGAGTTCACCGTATGGACGAAATCCACACGCCACCCCACTCCACCTGGTGGAAAACTGAGTTCACCGTATGGACGAAATCCACACGCCACCCCACTCTTCCAAAGAAAAGAAATGCTGTAGAAATCATATAAAAGACATACGGGAAAAACCGATATATATAACATACACTATATATATATACTTTTCAGCCCAGGCGACACGGCTAAATATTTCGCACCCCAAGTAAATTGTGCATGTTGGGGCTCACATCTTCTGTGGTGTGTCGCTCTGTGTTTTCCTCCTGTGTATTGATGCCGCCATCCAAACCGAACATTCGAGTTTGCACTGATTTTAAAGCTGCTGCTTTCATTTGTATGTGCGCTTCGCGTGCTCGGGTCGGAGTACGAGATGTGACCTCATAAAAGTCAAATGCATAGCGTGCGAGGCTCGCATCTCGTAAGTTTCTGATCAAACCATACCGCGGCATGTATGGTTCCTTCTTATTGCGCATCTCAATATACGCCTCTGCAACATCCGAAAAATGAGCCATGATTTGTCTCAGAGTTGGCTTCGCATGCTCGACAATGGGTTTCAAAGAATATTCCACTTGTTGTTCGCCATCCATCATCACCCAGACTCCATTGATGTTAGGTGAAGTTCCGTTCTCGATGCACCACACCATTAGCCCATTCATTAGAGTTGACATCTCTTCATCATTAATATCATATGCTTGTTTCACAGCCTCGTGCCATGCATTGAATTGCTCATGGGTTGCACGAGTGTTTGAAATGTCAATCTGTTGCGGTGAATATTCGAGGAGGTGTGGTAGATTCAGTGCATCCTTCCCCTTGATTTTAGGCAATCGCATTTTTCCTGTGATGGCTTTGATGCGCGGAATTGTATGGGTTCCAGAAGTGCCTGCATTGACATCTTTCTCTTGAATCTCTTTGCTTGCAGGTGGTTTGGCTACCTGTTTGTCCTTGCTTGCCTTCTCATCGTCCTTTCCGGCATCCACGTGCTCGCCAACTTGGTGATGCACCTCGAAATCTTCACACTCAAAATCATCATCCAACTCCACGAATAAGCGTTGAAATGCCATCAATTCTTCATTATCGACGGTTCTATCCAAATAAAGTTTCTTTAGCGCCATTTCAGCAATGTATGGCGCTTTCCCCTCTGCTGCAAGCGCGGCAAAAGGTTGCTGTTTCAAGAGCCATGAGTAAAATCTCCGTATTTGATGAATTAAGTGCGGATAGCCCCATGACTCTATCATAGCAGCACAGATTGCCTCAAGACGGTGCTCCGGTAGTGTAGCGCGATCCCACTGTAAGATTGAAACAATTCTTTCTTCCTCAAGCTTAGGAATGTATATTCCTTCAAATTCAATGCCTTTGTGAGACATAAACCATAATTCCTCTTTCCTTCTGGTTCGTGAGGAGAAATCATAATTCAATCCTAAACTAGAAAAGTGCCCAGCCAGTCTGTCAAGGATGTCCTCTCGCGCAGGATCAATGGCAATAATAAGATCATCCCCGTTCACGAAAAACTTGCAAATCCTGTCAACATCCCCAAACTGTACTCCTTCTTTGACAAAAGCGTAATGCATTGCGAGCACCACCATTAAGGAGTTATCAACAACTGTTGATGGCTGCCCGCTGTTATTACCGGATCCTGTGGT